CAACGCTGGTGGCGGCAAAATTCGCATGAGTCCCAAGATGATGGCGAACGGTGGTCCGACAGGTGCGGTCAAGCGTGACAATGCTAAGGCAAATGTTGCGCGTGGCAGTGGTGCAGCAAGGCCCCAACCTTTTAGAAAGAATGGCTGATGGCTATTGACCGAACCATTCGCTCCAACCCGCTGGTTGGGAACGGCCCGGGGGTCGAGGTTGAAATTGAAAACCCTGAATCTGTATCAATAGAAACAGAAGATGGCGGGGTAATCATTGATTTCGACCCGGACGCAAGCACATTGGCTTCGTTGGGGATGCTTCCGCATGACGCTAACCTTGCAGAGGTAGTTGATGAGGGTGAGCTAAACATCATCGCGTCTGAGTTGGTGGGTCTCTTCAAGTCTGACAAGGAAAGTCGTGCAGACTGGGAGCGTGCTTATGTTGATGGTTTGGATTTGCTTGGCCTTAAGCATGAAGACAGGACCACGCCTTGGGACGGGGCTTGCGGTGTTTTTCACCCACTCCTGTCAGAGTCAGTAATTAAGTTTCAGTCCCAAGCTATTCAGGAACTATTTCCTGCCAGCGGCCCGGTTAAGACTTCTGTTGTCGGCAAGCTGACCGATGAAAAAGAAGGTCAGGCCCACAGGGTTCAGGATTACCTGAACTATCTCCTTACGGAGAAGATGACCGAGTATCGGTCAGAAACAGAAAAGATGCTGTTCTCCCTGCCTTTAGCAGGCAGCGCCTTTAGAAAAGTCTACTTCGATCCCAGCATGGGACGCCCGTGCAGCATGTTTGTACCGGCAGAAGACTTTGTTGTGAGCTATGGGGCGTCCGATTTGACGACCTGTGAGCGTGCAACGCACATCATGAAGCGCACCACTAATGATGTCCGTAAGCTTCAGGTGTCTGGTTTCTACCGGGATATAGAACTTGGCGCTCCGTCTTCAGACGTTGACCGGGTAGAAGAGAAGTACAACCGCCTGACGGGGGATAGTGCGAGCTATGAACTTGATTCCCGTCACACGATTTTAGAAATTCAGGTTAATTTAGACCTCCCGGGGTTTGAGGACGAAGAGGCTGGAGAGCCAACAGGCATTGCGCTGCCTTATGTGGTGTCTATTGACCTTGGTTCTAGGGAGATTTTGTCGATTCGGCGGAATTGGTATGAGGGCGATAGCCTGAAAACCAAGCGTGAGCACTTCGTTCACTACCAATATATCCCCGGATTGGGCTTTTATGGCTTCGGATTGATCCACATGATCGGCGGATTAGCTAAATCTGCCACGTCATTGCTGCGACAACTGGTCGATGCAGGCACATTGTCCAATCTTCCGGGTGGTTTGAAGTCGAGAGGGCTCCGAATTAAGGGGGATGACACCCCAATCATGCCCGGGGAGTTCCGGGATGTGGATGTTCCGGGTGGCGCAATACGGGACAACATCAGTTTCTTGCCCTACAAAGAACCAAGCAACGTTTTGTATCAGTTGATGGGCGATATTGTAGAGGAAGGGCGTCGATTTGCCTCTGCAGCAGACGTAAAAGCTGCAGATATGAACGCCGAGGCCCCGGTTGGGACCACGTTGGCCATACTTGAGCGGTCAATGAAGGTCATGAGCGCCATTCAGGCCCGTTTGCATGCCTCTATGCGCGTTGAATTGCGGATATTAAGCAACTTGGTCCGCGATTTTGGCCCCGAAAAGTACCCATACCTTGAAGATAGCAAGGATTTGGTGGCCGAAGACTTCGATGACCGCGTTGACATCATTCCGGTTAGCGATCCGAACGCTGGAACGATGGCTCAGCGCATTATGCAGTACCAAGCGGCGCTGCAATTGGCGGCACAGGCTCCGCAAATGTACGACATGCCTCTTTTGCACCGGCAAATGCTGGATGTTTTGGGTATTCAGGACGCAGATCAGATTGTTCCTACCGAAAAGGACATGAAGCCGACCGATCCTGTCAGTGAAAACATGGACATCATCAATGGTAAGCCGGTTAAGGCGTTTATTTACCAAGATCATGAGGCCCATATCCAAACCCACATGTCGGTTACCCAAAATCCGAAGATCATGGAGATTTTGAGCAGGAGTCCCAATGCTCAGAAGGCTCAGGCGGAATTAGCGGCGCATGTTCAGGAGCATTTGGCGTTCAGTTACCGTCAAGAAATCGAAAAAGAGCTTGGTGTGGAACTTCCTGCGCCTGATGAGTCGTTGCCAGAAGATATCGAGTTTAGGATTTCTAAACTTGTTGCTCCTGCGGCGGCTCAGGTAACAGGCAAAGCGGCTCAGGAACAGCAGGCTCAGCAAATTCAGCAGCAAATGCAAGACCCTGTCATTCAAATGCAACAACAAGAGCTTCAAATTAAGCAACAAGAGGTTCAGCAAAAAGCTCAGGCAGAAATGGCGAAGATTCAGCTTGATATGCAGAAGCTTGCCGCGAAGGCTGATCTGGATAGAGAGAAACTGGATCAGCAGGAAAGGATTGAGCAGGCTAAGCTGGGTGTTAAGGTCGCTGAAACCAATACAAAGGAAGAATTGGAGAGTGCACGCATAGCATCCCAAGACCAATTAGAGGGCGCTAAGCTGGGCATAGAGATCGCCAAAGAGTTCATGGGCGACAAGTGACCAAAGAACTAGACATCTTTAATTATTTGCGGTCCAATATAATGGACCAGATGAATGACGCTGTTGACCACCTTAGTGGCGGCGGATGTAAAGATTACGCAGAATACACAAAGTGTTGTGGAATAATTCAGGGTCTGGCTCAAGCAGAGCGAGAAATCCTTGACGCCAAGGCTCGATATGAGCAGGCGCAGTGAAGTAGTGTAAGAGTCAAGCGACTCTGGGCGTTACCCAGTGCAAACGACTTCGGGCGTTATCCCGATGCAAAGGAGAAATAATGAGCGAAGCTGCTCAGCAACTAGAAGAGACTGAAGAGTCTCGCAACGCAAATCAACTTCCTGACCCCAAGGGGTACAAGATATTGATTGCGCTCCCTAATCCTGACTCGGAATACGAGGGCGGGATTATTAAGTCGAAAAAAACCATTCAAGAAGAAGAGCTTGGCTCTATTTGTGGGATGGTTTTGAAGATGGGTCCAGATTGCTATAAAGACCCTAACAGGTTTCCGTCCGGTTCTTTTTGCAAAGAGGGCGATTGGATCATTATGAGGTCTTATTCGGGCACTCGATTCAAAGTTCATGGCAAAGAGTTTCGTTTGATCAACGACGACAGCGTAGAAGCTGTGGTTGAAGACCCACGGGGAATTGTTAAGGCATGAGCGAAGCAACTGACGCAGTCTTTGAAGATGTACCCGCTTCTGCGGAAGAGAAGTTCTTTGGCGTAAAGACTACGCATACAAAGAACAAGGATGCCGAAGGGGGCTCTGAGTCTGGTGAGTACGAGTTTGAAATAATTGACGACCGTCCTCCCGAAGACAGGAGACCCGCTAAGGCTTCCGGTTCCAATGAAAGCGACAATGATGAGGAACTTGGTCAGTATTCTGAGAAGGTTCAGAAAAGGCTAAACAAGCTCAAGTTTGATTACCATGAAGAGCGCAGACAGCGTGAAGCCGCAGAGCGAATGCGGGAAGAGGCTGTCAAGGTTGCTCAGCAGTATGCCGCTAAGAATCAGGAGCAAGAGTCTCTGATTTCTAGGGGCGAAGCTGCTTTGGTTGATCAGATCAGGGAGCGTGCTCAGGCTCACCTTGACGCTGCAAAGCAAGGTTATCGGAAAGCTTATGAAGAAGGCGATACCGATGGCGTGGTAAATACTCAAGAGCAGATGGTAAAGGCTCAAGCTGAGCTATCTGAGATAGAGCGTTATCACAACAATCTGCAGTCTCAGAATCAACAAGCCTTGGCTTATCAGCAACAGGCTTACCAGCAGGACGTTGCTAGGAGGGCGGCACACGATGTCGCTGCCCAGCGTTCGCAACAAGTTCAACAGCCTCAAGTGGAAGTTACCCCGGAGGCGAAAGAATGGGCAGGGAATAATCCGTGGTTCATGGCGGAGGGTCATGAAAGAATGACCGGAGCCGCTTATGGGGCGCACGAAGAAGCTGTCCGCAATGGCATTGACGTTAGGTCAAACGAATACTTTGACTACATCGACTCTGCCATGAGAGAACAATTTCCTAATTATGACTGGCAGGATCAAGGCGATACATATAGCCGTGGCGCGTCCGTGACTGCTAGTAAGCCCTCGACGGTGGTGGCACCTTCCGCAAGGAACAATGGTGCCAAACCGCGCAAAGTACGGTTAACGGCTACCCAAGTTGCCCTCGCCAAGCGGCTTGGATTGACAAATGAACAGTATGCCCAACATGCCGAAATGCTCTAAAGGAGATAGGTAATGGCAACAGAGCGCACCCCGAGAGAAAGTGAAACGCGAGAAGAGGAACAGTTCCGGCAGGATGATAGTTGGAATCCGGCATCTATATTGCCGACTCCCAAACCTCAAGATGGCTGGGTGTTCCGTTGGATTCGGACAAGCATTTTAGGGCAGTCTGACAACACAAACGTTTCTAGGTCTATGCGGGAAGGTTGGATACCTGTAAAGGCGGAAGACCACCCTGAACTGGAAATTCAGTCAGATTTTAACTCTAGGTTTCAAGGTAACGTCGAGGTTGGCGGTTTGCTGCTCTGTAAAGCTCCAGAGGAGAAGATCAGGTCACGAACCGAGCACTTCCAAAGAGTTTCTGCGAACCAGATGGAGTCCGTTGACAATAACTTCATGCGTGAAAATGACCCTCGTATGCCCCTTTCGGCACCCGAAAGGAATACGAGAACAACATTTGGCAGAAGTTAAACCCAGAGGGGTTGGCTTCTAATTAGTAAGGAGGCCACTAATGGCTACATCTGCAACCCCTATGGGGGCAGAACCTACTGATACTCTGAGTGCCAGCGGCTCTTTTACGGGCAAGGTTCGGCATATCAAGATTGCCAGTGGGTACGGTACGGCTATTTTTTACGGTGATTTCGTGAAACTAGTTGCTGCCGGTACGTTGGAAAAGGCTGCAGTGACGACGGCTGTCGTTGCGGGCACTGTTGGTATCTTTGTAGGTTGTGCCTACACGGACCCCAGCACCAACCAAAAGACGTTCAACCAGCAATTCCCGGCATCTACCGCAGCAAGCGATATTGTCGGTTATGTGGTTGATGATCCTAAGCTGTTGTTCCGCATGCAGGCCGACGAGGCTGTTGCTCAAACCGGGCTTGGAAACAACATCTCTGCAGTTAACACTGCTGGATCAACTTCTATTGGCCGAAGCAAGAACGCCCTTGATGGCGGTTCGATTGCTACGACCAACTCACTACCACTGCGTGTCATTGATTTCGTAGACGGGCCAAGCAGCACTGTGGGTGACGCATACACTGATTGTATCGTTACTTATTTGCCGCTTAGCCATGCTTATGAAACCAAGCTCGGCGTTTAAGGAGAACTAAGCAATGGCAATTTCAAGAGCGCAAATGCTCAAAGAACTCCTGCCGGGGCTTAATGCTCTTTTTGGTTTGGAGTATGAGAAGTACGAAGATGAGCACACTCTCATTTATGAGACGGAAAGCTCTGATCGTTCTTTCGAGGAAGAGGTGAAGCTGTCAGGATTTGCTGCTGCGCCGGTTAAAGCTGAGGGCGCTGCCATCAGCTATGACTCCGCACAGGAATCTTTCACGGCTCGTTACAACCACGAAACCATCGCTATGGGCTTTGCCATTACCGAAGAGGCTATGGAAGATAACTTGTATGACTCTTTGTCTGCTCGTTACACCAAAGCTCTTGCTCGGGCTATGGCCTACACCAAGCAAGTTAAGGCGGTTAACCCGCTTAACAATGGCTTCACGAATAGTTACCAGTCAGGTGACGGGGTAAACCTGTTTACCGCATCTGGTGACGGCGTAACTGGTGGTGACGGTCACCCCCTCGTCAATGGCGGGAAAAACAGCAATCGGCCTTCTACGGCTGCTGACCTCAACGAAACGTCTCTGGAGAATGCAATTATTGATATTGCGGCCTTCACTGACGAACGTGGTCTGTTGATTGCTGCTCGTCCTCGTCGCCTGATCGTTCCTCCCGCTTTGATGTTTACGGCAGATCGCCTGCTTGAAACAACTCAGCGTGTTGGCACGGCAGACAATGATCTCAACGCTATCCGCAACATGGGTGCAATCCCTGAAGGGTACAGCGTTAATCATTACCTGACGGACAGCAATGCTTTCTTCCTGATTACGGACGTACCTAACGGTATGAAGCATTTCGAGCGGACCGAACTGGAAACCTCGATGGACGGAGACTTCGATACTGGCAACGTGCGCTACAAAGCTCGCGCTCGTTACAGTTTCGGTGTGTCTGACCCGCTGGGTATCTACGGATCACCCGGCGCAAGCTAAAACGGAAAGGGGGCGAAAGCCCCCTTTTTGTTGTAACCTTTCTTTTGGTCCAGTGTTCCACGTGAAACATTGGTCGCTTGTTCTTTTAATATCTTTCCCCTGACTGTAATGTTCCAACTAGAGCATTAACAGACACTAGCCAAGACAGGAGAAACACATGGCTAACACCACCTTCACCGGAGCAGTCCGGTCTGAAAACGGCTTCGATGTCGTTTCAAAAAACAGCACAACCGGAGCGTTTACCACGTCCTTTACCCTTGATGGGTCTGGAATGCAGGTTACTCCGGTCTCTTTGGCCGATGCCGCTTCCACATCACTGACTGCTGCCGTAAATGGTGGGCGTATTAATCTGATTGGCGATAACAGCCAAGACAGCACTTATACGCTTCCGGCCCCTTCGGCTGGTGTTTTTTATCGTTTTGTTTACGCAGGCGCTGCGGCAGATGCCACTGATGCGCTTATTGTTACCCCCGGTAACACAAACTTTTACAAAGGTGGCGTGACCTTCTTGGACACGGACAACGAAGTAAGTGTTGTGTTTTCTGACGGGAACTCTAATAGCAGCATTCAGATCAATGTTCCTGCAGCTTTCGACATTACGATCATTGGTCTTGATAGTACGAACTATCAAATCTTTGGGACCGTGACTGGCGCAACTGCTCCAGCATTTGCTGACCAATAATAGGAGGCATACATGGCTGATGCAGTAGCTACTCAAACAATTCAGGATGATGGTCGCACAGCCATATTTCGCTTTACGAATGTAAGCGATGGCACGGGAGAATCGGCGGTTGTGAAGATCGACGTTTCTTCCTTGTCGGCAGACCCTTTAACAAAGGCATCTTGTACGTCGGTAAGCATTCGGAAGATTTATTACTCAACCATTGGTATGGGGGTGAAGATTTTCTTTGACGCGACTACTGACGTACTTGCATGGCAATTGAATGCCGACTGGAGCGACACCCTAGATTTCTCTGATTTTTCTGGCGTCCCGAATAACTCGGGGTCCGGGAAAACAGGAGACATTGCCTTTACAACTGTAGGACATAGCAGTGGCGATGTTTACAACATCGTCATGGAAGTGTCGAAAAGCTACGGCTAATGGCAGCAAAAAAGAAAGCTAAGAAAAAGGCTAAATCTCGCGTAAATGAGGCTGGCAACTATACGAAGCCAGCCTTACGCAAGAGGCTCTTTAGCGAGATAAAGTCGGGCGGGAAGGGCGGCAAGCCCGGGCAGTGGTCTGCTCGTAAAGCCCAGATGTTGGCTAAGCGTTATAAAGATGCTGGCGGGGGCTATAAAGACTAATGGCCCTCAAGAAATCCCAGAAGTCTCTTAAGAAGTGGACTAAGCAGGAGTGGGGGACCAAGTCTGGAAAGCCCTCCACTCAGGGCAAAAAGGCTACTGGAGAGAGGTACCTGCCAAAGAAAGCCAGAGAGGCTCTTAGCGACAAAGAGTATGCGGCGACCTCAAGGAAAAAAAGGTCCGATACCAAGAAAGGAAAGCAACATTCTAAGCAGCCAAAGAAGATAGCCAAGAAGACGGCGAGGCATCGCAAATGAGCTTAACTGACGCTGAAAAGAATAGGCTAAAGAAGGCTGGTCTTAGCGGTCTAAATAAGCCTAAAAGAACGCCCAAGCATCCTACGAAGAAAGGTGTGGTGGCCGTAAGAGATAGTGGCAAAGTAAAGATCATTCGGTTTGGTGATCAGAAGATGGGGCACAATTATTCGGCAGAGGCTCGCAAGTCCTTTAAGGCGAGGCATGCTAAGAATATAAAGAAAGGCCCTACCTCTGCCGCATATTGGGCAAACAAGGTTTTCTGGTCAGGGAAAGGCGGGAGCAAGAAGAGCCCACCAAAAAGCCAGAAACAAAAGTTTGGTAAGGGCTAATGGCTATTAGTCGGGCACAGATGGGCAAGCAGATTAAAAATTCTTCATCCAAGAAGAAAAAGCAGGCGAAGGTTTCCAAGGTGATGAAAGAGTTTAAGGCGGGGAAGCTTAAGTCTGGCGGTTCCGGGAAGAAGGTTAAGAATCGAAAACAGGCAATTGCTATTGCGCTTAGTGAAGCAGCAGGCAAAAGAAAGCGTAGCTCTCGGAGGTCTTAGTAATGAAACTTAAAGATGTTCTTGCCGGGGGTGCTCTACCGGCCGCCGTTAAGGGTAAAACCAAGGGGCGCATTGTTTAGATGGCTACCAGCGGAACATTCACGTTTAACTTGGATTTAGGCGATGCCATAGAGGAGGCGTTTGAGCGCGCTGGCCTAGAGCTTCGCAGTGGTTACGATTACAAGACGGCCAGAAGAAGCATCGACCTGTTGATGCTGGAATGGCAAAACCGTGGATTAAACCTCTGGACTGTTAAGTTTGGCACCCAAGCTTTAACTGCTGGGACTAGTGCGTATACGCTGGACGGCAAGATTTTTGACATCGTAGAAGCTTTTCTGCGTACAGATGCTGGAGACACAGACAGCCAGTTTGACCAAAGCATGACCCGCATCTCGGTTAGTCAGTATGCTCATCTATCTAACAAGCTGACTCAATCAAAGCCCCTTGAATACTATGTGGAAAGAACTCCCACCGGCATAGTAATTAACCTCTGGCCCGCTCCTGATAGCCAAGAAACATATACCTTTGGTTATTACTACATGGAGAGGATAGAGGACGCAGGCAAGCCAGCCAGCAACAATATGGATGTCCCGGCAAGATATTTGCCGTGTCTGGTTGCGGGATTGGCTTACAACCTTTCTGTGAAATATCCAGAAGTATCCGACAGGTCAACCTTGCTCAAGAGTGAATATGAAGAGCATTGGAACTTGGCGGCTGACGCTTCCAGAGAAAAGGCATCATTGTTTGTGACGCCCGGAGGGTATCGGCTTTGAGTTACGCAAGCGGCAAATATGCTTTTGGGTACTGTGACCGAACGGGGTTTCGGTACCCGAAAAAAGACTTGGTTCCTCAAATTGTTAATCAAAGGCCAACCGGCTTACTAGTTGGTAAGGATGTGGTTGACGAAGATCAACCTCAGTTGCAACTAGGCCGGGTTAGGGTTGATGACCCGGAGGCTTTAAGGAATCCAAGACCAGATCAGTCTATGGAAGAAAGCAGGCAGTTCTTTGCTTGGAACCCTGTCGGGGGCGGTATTACCGAACTTGGTAGTCGGACTGTGGGGCTGGACATGACTGGCAAAGTTGGAACAGTAACGGTTGTAACTTAATGGCTTGGACATTTACCACGCTGAAGCAGGCGATTCAGGATTACACGCAAAATAGCGAAACAACTTTCGTTAACAATTTGTCGGTAATCATCAAGCAGGCAGAGGACAGAATCCTTAAGTCTGCTCAATTGCCTGACTTTAGGAAGAACTCGACCGGCACGACAACAAGCGGCAACAAGTATTTGTCGATGCCTGATGACTTTTTGGCACCATACTCTTTGGCAGTAGACAACTCGGGCTATGAGTATTTGTTGTTCAAAGACGTTAATTTGATTAGGGAGGCTTATCCTGACGCTTCCACTCAAGCGGTTCCGAAGTATTACGCGATCTTTACTGACTCGTCTTTTTTGCTAGGCCCTACCCCAAACAGTAATTACTCGGTTGAGCTTCATTACTTTTATAAACCCGAGTCTATTACCGCAGCCTCTTCTGGGACTAGTTGGCTGGGAACAAATGCAGAAAGCACTTTGTTGTATGGCTGTCTTTATGAGGCGTACACCTTTATGAAAGGCGACCCTGACATGCTGCAACTTTATGCCGGAAGGTATGAGGACGCCTTGCTTAAGCTTAAAGCTCTTGGTGAAGGCTACAGCACTACCGACAGTTATCGTTCTGGTTCTGTTCTGGCTGCGAGGCAGTAATGTCATTGATGGAAGGTGTTGTTGGCTCTGTTTCTGTTCAGACCACGAAAGATGGTGGGCTGTCTATTGACCATTGGGCCGACAGGGCTACGAATACTATTGTCTCTGTTGGGCGTAACAGTCATCCACTTGTGGCAGCACAAGCCGAAGCGTTTAAGGACGATGTCAGAAACGTTGTCAGGTATTACATGGCTCAAGCTGTTGAGAGCAGCAAGTCCAGCTTGATAGCTGAGCTAGTGTTTGCTGGGGAAACTGAATTAGCTGAAATTTTGAGGAAGATGTAGATGGCTATTACGCAAGCTATGGCTACTAGCTTTAAGAAAGAACTTCTTGAAGCGGTGCATAATTTCAAAAACTCTGGCGGAAGCACATTTAACATTGCTTTGTATACCAGTAGCGCCTCTCTTGGGGCGGCAACAACGGCGTATACGACAAGCAATGAGGTTAGCGGAACGAATTATACAGCGAAGGGAAATACTCTTACCCGTGTTGATCCTAGCTCGTCTGGGACCACTGGCTTTACGGACTTTGCTGATACCACATGGAGTAGCGCCACGATTACTGCGAGAGGCGCAATGATTTTTAATGACTCTGCTAGTGGAGACCCTGCTGTCGCCATACTGGACTTTGGCGCAGACAAGACATCTACTGCTGGCGATTTTACGATTCAGTTCCCAACGGCAGATGCTTCTAACGCAATTATAAGAATTGCTTAGGAGGAGCGTTGGCTAATGTTTCCGGCTGGGGCAGAGGGACTTGGGGTCAAGGCACTTGGGGCTCGCCAATACCTGTCGAGGTTACTGGTGTTGCCGGGACAGGTAGCGTTGGCTCTGAAACAGTCACTGCAGGCGCAGATGTTTCAGCGTCCGGTGTTGCAGCGACTGGTTCGGTCGGCTCAGTCACAGTTACAGCAGGGACAGGAGTTACTGTCTCAGTTACTGGCGCGGCAGGTACTGCCTCTGTTGGCTCGGTTACGACTACAGGCGCAGCAGTTGTTGCCGAAACTGGTCTTAGTGCTAGTGGCGCTGTTGGGTCTGTTTCTGTATCTGGCATCGCTACTGTGGAGGCGACTGGCCTCTCTGGCACAGGATTTGTCGGAAGTGTTTCGGTTGTCGCTAAGGCAGTTGTCTCTGTTACTGGAGTGTCGGCAGAGGGTGAAACATCTATTGCGCTGGTTTGGGCAAAAGTTGATGACAGCCAAACACCAGATTGGTCGCAAATATCTAGTAGCCAAACCCCGTCTTGGGCGGCAATTAGTGAATCTCAAACACCATCTTGGACTAGCGTTTCGACAAGTCAGACGCCGGGTTGGTCTGAAATTAGTAGCTCTCAAGTTGCTACTTGGGAAGAAGAGGTAGTTTAGAAATGGCAACTTATGTAAATGATCTCCGACTCAAAGAAATTGCCACTGGTGATGAAAGCGGAACTTGGGGAACAAGCACAAATACTAACCTTGAGCTTATTGGCGAGGCTCTGGGGTACGGAACTCAAGACTGTTTTGGTTCTGATGCGAATGCTACGACCACGGTAGCGGATGGTGCGACGGACCCCGCGCGGGCCATGTACTTTAAGATCACTTCTTCCGCGACGTTGAGTGCAACGCGTGAGCTAACTATTGCCCCCAATACTGTTAGTCGCGTCATGATCATTGAGAACGCAACTACTGGGTCTCAAATAATTACGATCAAGCAGGGTTCTGGCAATACGGTCAATGTAGGCAATGGGGCCGTTAAGGTTCTTTATCTCGATGGAGCCGGATCAGGTGCCGCTGTTCAAGATGCGCTGGTTGACCTTGATCTGACGGGTACAACGACTGCGGCTACGGTGACCGTGTCTGGCGTAGTTACTGCGGCTACTCTTGAGGCAACTGGAGACACCTCCGCTGGCGACAATGCGGCAATGGGTTACACCAGCGCAGAAGGTCTGATCCTTACGGGCCAAGGCAGTACAAATGATGTGACGATCAAGAACGACGCTGATGCCGATGTTCTTGAGATTCCAACCGGGACAACGAATGTAACAGTTGTCGGGGACATTATTACTGCAGGCACGCTGCAGGCTACCGGCGATACCGCTGCCGGGGACGACGCTGCAATTGGCTACACCAGCGCAGAAGGCATCATTATTACCGGCCAAGGTAGCAGCACGGATGTCACGATTAAAAACGACGCTGATGCGACAGTTATGTCTATCGCAACCGGGACGACTCAGGCTACGTTTGCCGGGGAAGTTGTAGCGGCTTCGCTAGATATAAGCGGCAATATCGACGTAGACGGAACAACCAATCTTGATGCTGTCGACATAGACGGCGCTGTCCAGATTGATAGCACAGTGACCGTAGGCGTAGACGACACCGGCTATGACGTTAAATTCTTTGGTGCTACATCTGGGGCTTACATGCTCTGGGACGAAAGTGCCGATGACTTGAAGCTGGTAGGAGCCGCAGGATTAACTGTTGCTGGTGATATCGACGTAGACGGCACGACTAACCTCGACGCCGTAGATATTGATGGTGCTGTCCAGATTGATAACACAGTCACGGTAGGCGTAGACGACACTGGTTATGACGTTAAGTTTTTCGGGGCCACCGCTAGTGCTTACATGCATTGGGATGAATCTGAGGATGATCTTATCCTCGCCGGTGCGGCAAAACTCGGTGTAGGCACGTCACCAGACGTGCGGTTGCACGTTCAGGAGAATGGCGAACCCAGCGGCAATGGTACGCTAATCCTCGAAGCCAATTCGTCAAGCCGCCAGCTACAGTTTTCGCCGCCTAGCAATGCTGCAAACGGGTATATCAACATTAAAGGTGGGAACCTCTTATTCCAAGATGACGGAACGGAGATCGCGAGGTTTCAAGGAACCACATCATTCAACCTGAACGGCAAGCTGTACCTCTACACCACCGACGATCAGGCGAACTACTACGCGCTCTACACGCACACCGACGATTCGTTCCGAATCAATTACAACAATTCGGGCAGCGACGAATTGATCATGGATACGTCCGGCAACATGACGATTCTCGGCAGCCTGACTGAAGGGTCGGACGAACGGCTCAAAGAGAACATTGAGGTCATTCCTGACGCGCTTGCGAAGGTGAGCGCCCTGCGTGGAGTCACGTTTACGCGTAAAGACACAGGAGAAAAGCGCACAGGCTTGATCGCTCAGGATGTCGCCCCAGTCTTGCCGGAGCTTGTTGACGACAGCGGTGATTTTCTGACTGTGAGATACGGCAACACCGTGGGTCTGCTTGTGCAAGCAATCAAAGAGCAAAGTGCCCAGATTCAAGCTCTGACAAAACGTGTCGAGGAATTGGAGAATTAGTGATGGCTACGTGGCAAATTGAAACGTTGAAGTACCAAAACAACGCCGACAAGATCGTCACGCAGGCCCATTGGCGGTGTTTTGGTTCAGCAGAGGCTGACGGGAAGCTGTACACGGCAGACGAGCATGGTTCTATCGCGCTTGACGGGATAACAGCCGATGCGGCTGGATTTATCGCTTATGCTAATTTGAGTGAATCGAAGTGTCTTGAATGGGTGTATGCAAAACTAAACAAAAATGAGATCGAAACGAAGGTGGCAGATGCGCTCACTGCATCAGCGAGTTCACCCATTAAATCTGGCACACCTTGGATAACCGAAGCGAATTAAGATGAGCGAGTTAGACCCCGCCAATAAAGCTCTTGTTGAAATTGAGGCCCACGAACGAGAGTGTCGGCTTAGATACGAAGCGATTGAAGAGAGTCTTGAGCGTGGCTCGAAACGGTTCGACAAACTCGAAAACATGATCTGGGGCATCTACGGAGCCTTGATCGCAGCAGTGATTTTCCCGCAGGTTTTAAAACTTGTGACTTAATATGGCTATCAACAGCATCGACCAAACGACCGGGAATCCACCAGCAATTGCGTGGAGGCGGGTTGCCAATCGTCAGATGCAAGAGTTGGTCATGGCGTCTGACGGCGCTCCTGTCAAAAAAGTCACAGAGGTTTCTGAGACTCAGCTTTACCAGCTACGCGGGAACAAAATGCTTGTTACCGACATTAGCCGGTCGATGTCCACTATAGATATAAAAGTCTAGTGATGCTGGCCTTCATATTGGTGGTAGTCGTAAACGGTGAGCCGCTCGCTGACGACGGAATTTATTTCCGTGACGTAAAGCGATGCAATCAGTTTGCTCATTGGATTTCCACGGGGAGCTTCGATAAGGCCAGACGTTTTTCATACCTACGGCATCGCGGAAATGTCACGGCTTACTGCATTCCCCGCCGCGTGCCTTCCAACGTCCAGACGTTCGACTGATGATCGCAGAACTCTCAGCAGCGTTCGCCGCGCTCAAGGCCGTAAACGAAGGCATTCAAAGTCTTAGGGACGCCCACGGCCACGGTCGTGATCTCGGAAGTATTCTCGGTTCGTGGAGCGAAGCCGCTATGGCGGCTAAAGAGTGCGAAAAGATTCAGGCCGCTGGGAAAATGAGCTATTCCGAGGCTTTGCGGCTTGAGAGCGTGTCTAGGCAAGTGGCAAATTACGACAGAATGCTGCACGACGTGTGCTTACTCCAAGGCCAAGGGGATCTCTATAAGGCGATTAAGGCTAGGATGGCCGAAGCTGAGGCAAACGCCGCTAAGGAAGTGGCGCGAATTAAAGCTCGACGGAAAAAGCGGATTGCATTCTGGAAGGATGTTGGGCAGGTGCTAAGCATCATGGTCGGCGTTTTCTTAATGTCGATGGTCGCTCTTTGGTTGTTTTTTCTTTTTTACTATGGAGGCGATTAAGTGGCTAAAAAACTGGAACCCAAATCTCAGTACGCCGAGTTTGATTTGGACGGGGATGGCACGGTTACAGATGACGAGATTCGCCGCTCGCAAGATATGCTTGAGTTGGAGATGCGAGAGGAAAAGGCTGACACCCAGCGCCGCATGGCGTGGGTAGCGATGTGCTCCATGTGCATCTTTGCGATCCTGCCCCTGATGCCTTTTGTACCTGAAGCACGGCTAGCTACGCTCGCAAGCCTGAGTGATATGTTATTTCTTTCTCAGGCATCGGTCGTTGGTCTTTATTTCGGCGCGACTGCGTATATGGCTAGGAAATGATGTGGCAGGTTGCGGGAGTCCTAGGAGCCGCACTGGTCATGTGCGGGATTTCTTTTAAGGTTTATTACGATAGATCAGAAGCCGAAAAAGCTGCCTTAAAGACTGAGCTTCAAGTGGCAATAAACAATCAAGCTGTTTTGGAAGGAACAATTAGTTCTCAAAACAAGGAAATCCTTGATCGAATAGAAACAGAAAAGCAAAACTTTCAAAGGATTAGTGAGCTTTCTGATGCGGCAAGGGCTGCAGAAACTCAAGTAGCCGACATGAGAAGGACGTTTGCCAAGCACAATTTGAACATGCTTTCGATAAAGAAGCCGGGTTTAATCCAAAAGGTAATTAACAAAGGAACGTTAAGGGTCAATGAAGAGCTTGCCTCTATTACTAATCCTGATCAGTTTAACTAGCTGTGCATTAGTAAGACCGACCCCGGTTCCTGATGTAAAGCAGGTTGAGGTTATTACGATTGAAAAACCCGCTCCGGTGTACCATCCGCCGCTGCCTAATCAAATAAACCCGCTCCTTGTTGAATGGAAGGTTCTGACCCCGGAGACGATGCAGGAATATTTAGATGCCCTTGAGGCGGGAAATGCTCCAGTTGATGCCTATTACGGACTGACCCCGAAGGGTTACGAAAATCTAAGTACAAACATAGCCGAAGTTAAGCGTTACATTCGACAAGCATTAAGCATCATTAAGTATTACAGAGACTTGGACGAAGATGAGTTATCGACTGAAGAAGATGTTGAAGCGCCATGAAGGCGTAAAGACCCATGCTTACGAAGACCATCTTGGTCTAACCACGATTGGTGTTGGGCGGTGTCTTGCCGAGGGTTCTCTTGGTCTTAGCGAAGAAGAGATAGATTTCTTGCTGGATAATGATGTCAGTCGTTGTCGAAAAGAACTTACTTCTGAGTATGAATGGTTTGACGATCTGGACATCGTAAGGCGAGACGCCCTTATAGATTTGTCATTTAATATTGGCCAGACAAGGCTTCGTGGGTTTGTGAAGGCATTAGGTCATATGGCTGACGGTAACTATACTGAGGCCAGCAAAGAATTTTACGACAGCAAATGGGCAACCCAAGTGGGTGATCGAGCCTTAGAAATATGCCAGATGATTGAGTCTGGCGAATATCAGGAGAGATAGCATGTCTCAGTTTCCCGGAGATATAGGCTCGGTTTATCTGCGAAGAAGGCACGATCCTTTCGCCCAATACGATCCGAGGCGGGACATGACGCCCGGGGTTAATCGGAATTTGAGCTTGGTAGATCGCCTAAGAATGGGTGCAAATCAGGGGAGAACGCACAGAGGGGGCAGAGAAATTAATCGACCGGCTGGAAGAAGGATAGTGCCTAATATCCCGGGATACCAACGTAGTCCGGGAAAAGGCAGAGGACCATCTGGTCCGGGGAAAGGTGGGGGTCCGTCCCGCCAACCTCTTGATCCGCTAAGAAATATTGGGAACGTGCCTCCTTCTATGGGCAACTTCAATAGAGCCCTTCAGGGAGCACTTCGGTCTGGAATACAGAAGGCTCGCCCGTCCCAGAACTACAGGCAAAATCTGTTCCGACAGCCTCCACCTCCATTTGATCCTCGCGGCTCCGGTGCCATTGCTTCAGGAGAAGTTCAACTTCCCGGTCATCAGGGGCGAATAGGTCAGAGACCGGGCATGCCGGGTGGCAGGGAGCCAATCTCCCCCCTGCCATTGGGTCCGGTAGCAAGTATTCCCACGCCTGTGCCCCCTCCTTACATGCCGGGGTTTCCGGAACCGGGTAGGGGCAGGGGTCCATCTGGCCCGGGCAAAGGCAGGGGTCCAATAATGGGCTCCCCGGGTTTTCCGAGTCCGGGGAAAGGTAGGGGTCCATCTGGCCCGGGTAAAGGTAGAGGCCCAATAGGGTCTCCGGGATTCCCAAGCCCCGGTAAAGGCAGAGGCCCGTCTGGTCCCGGTAAAGGCAGAGGACCATCTATGCCCGGTAAAGGAAGGCAGAACATGCCCCAGCCGGGAGGGTATTACCCTCAGCCTCCAAGTTCTCCTTCATACCCTGACGCAGGGATTCCTCCGTTTTCAGCACCGCCTAGCTATAACGCGCCGATAATGTCTCCGGGCTACGGGCAAATGCAAAATACTGCTAATAGGTTTGCTGGCTATGGCATTCCACAAAACATGACAGACACCTTTCAGTTCCCACATTACCAGCCATATACTCCCCCTGCTCCTTTGATGCAGACTGGCCCTGAGCCGTATCAGCCAGAACCTCAGCTTCCGGGTGACCCATATCGACCCCCCGGGGCCTCATTTCAGACTCCAGATGACCCACATCGCTCCTCCGGCAGTCCTGCCAATCCCCCTGCTGCGGGTGTCACCATCCCCACGGCATCCGGGGGCATGTATCAGCCAATGGGTCCGCAGCAACCGCCGACTTTTATTCAGCCCAACATAGGATTACCCGGACGCGGAGGTTTTGGTTCTAATTTCTTTGGCGGCTACAGTGGCCTTGGTTTTTAGTAGGCGCAGTTAATGCCATTAACGAAGATACAGTTTGCCCCGGGCGTCAATAAAGAAGGGACTGAGTACACAGCCGACGCCGGGTGGTTTGACTCCGACAAGATTCGGTTCAGGAAAGGTCGCCCTGAAAAAATAGGTGGCTGGCGGAAGTTTGCCGAAGATTCCTTCTTAGGTATTTGCCGGTCAATACATGACTGGGCTTCCTTGGAGTCAATCAAATATATTGCCTTGGGGACGAACCTTAAGTTTTATATTGCTGAAGGCAGCGGCTTCAATGACGTAACTCCGCTTCGGGCTACAACTTCAGCGGGCGATGTAACGTTTGCGGCAACAAATGGGTCTTCAACCATAACTGTGACAGATACAGCGCACGGCGCTGTTGTTAATGACTTTGTCACATTTAGCGATGCTGCATCTTTGGGCGGCAATATTATTGCTGCGGTTCTAAATCAGGAATACCAGATTGCCACCGTCCCAACGACCAACACTTACACAATTGAAGCTAAGGATACGAGCGGGGATTCCGTTACAGCGAATGCTTCAGATTCTGGCAATGGTGGTTCTAGTGTAGTTGGTGCCTATCAAATCAATACAGGACTGAATGCTTTTGTTAGTGGCACTGGTTGGGGCGCTGAGCCTTGGGGTTCGGGAACTTGGGGAAGCTCAAGCTCTGTAGCTTCAAGAAACCAATTGCGCTTGTGGAGTCAGGATAACTTTGGTGAAGACCTAATACTTAATGTTCGGGGCGGCGGCATTTATTACTGGGACGAGTCTAGTGGAACCGGAGCCAGAGCTGTCAATATCACAAGCCTTAGCGGGGCTTCAGACGCTCCAACTATTGCGCTCCAAACAATGGTCTCAGATACAGATCAGCACGTTATCGCCTTTGGCGTTAATCCCATTGGTTCATCAAATATAGACCCATTGTTTGTAAGGTTTTCTGATCAGGAAAATGCTGCCGATTGGACTCCTACAGCAACTAACACTGCTGGCGGCGTGAGGATTAACTCTGGTTCTGAAATTATTGGGGCTGTTCAGACAAGGCAGGAGATACTTATCTGGACTGACGTAAGCCTGCATTCTATGAGGTTTATTGGCGCTCCGTTTATATTTGAATTTACGCGCCTAAGCTCAGACGTATCCATGATTTCCCCGAATGCCGCTGTCAACGCTCGCGGTGTTGTCTATTTCATGGACAGAAGAAACTTCTATGTTTACAACGGTTCTGTTCAACCAGTGCCCTGCTCCGTCAAGGAGCATGTGTTTTCCAACCTGAATCAAGATCAGGCGTTCAAGGTCTTTGCTGCGGAAAATACTGACTACAACGAAGTTAGCTGGTTTTATCCTGTGGGGTCAGGAAACACAGAGATCACTAATTATGTGACGTTTAATTACGAAGAGAACCTGTGGTCTGTTGGGACTTTATCTAGGGGTTCTTGGGCTGGCGGTACGACGAGGCAATATCCTTTAGCTGCCACGGCTATAGATGGCGGGAGCAACTACCTTTACGAGCATGAAGTTGGCTATGACGCAGACGGAGAGGCTATGACTGCGTTCATTGAGTCAGGTGATCTGGAATTATCTGAAGGCGAGTTCTTTATGTTTATGAGCCGGATCGTTCCTGACTTTACATTCAATGGAAGCCAGACAGACGCTTCGGCAAATATAGTCATTAAGGGTAGCGATTTCCCGCTTGAGACCGATGCCACGCTATCAACGTCGACTATAACGCCAAGCAGCACCCAGTCTTATGTCAGGAACAGAGCAAGGCATTCAATTGTCCGGGTAGAAAGTTCTGGGTCCGGGTATGGTTGGAGGCTTGGCGACCTCAGATTTGATATGCGGCCTGACGGGAGACGTTAATGGCAACCAGAAGAACAATTCCCTTGCCCGCGCCTGCTCTGGAGTACGCTGAAGAGAATGAGGCAGTCACTAGAAGGACAATAGAGTTTACTTTTCAGACACTAGAAAACGACATAGAACTTGCAAAGACGCAGGGTGACAAGCCCGGTTCTTTGGCAATGCGTCGGTTTCAGTTTCTTTTGATGGGAGCATCAGGTGGCTGATGTAATCAAGGTTCTCGGACAAGTTGATGTAAGCGCAACTACGACAACCACCCTGTATTCAGTCCCTGACCTCACTCAGACTACCTGCAGTTCTCTTGTTGTATGTAACAGAGGAGGGTCCGGAATTACGTTCCGGGTTAGCGTGCACGTTAACAATGCCTCGGCAGATGATAAGCAGTTTATTTTTTATGACGAAGACTTGGCGGCCACCACAACAAGAACTGTGGTGATTGGCTTGTGCTTAGGTCAGAAAGACGTAGTAAAGGTTTATTCAAGCGCGGCCAATGTCAGCTTTAACTTATTCGGCGTAGAGACAAGTTAGTTATGAACCAATATCCAGCAAAGCCCTTTATGGATGAGATGGCGCAGCATGGACGCTATGGCGATTCGATGCTTGTGCATATGAACCCTGTAGAGGTTCAGGGAATTGCGGCATTGTCTCCTACGGGGTCTCTGACAATTAACCCGGTAACGGGCCAGCCTGAAGCGTTTCTGCCTTTTCTTGCTTCCATACTAGGCAGCACTTTGGGGGCGTCTGTGTTGCCGTCAGTAATTCCTGCTTTGGCCGGGAAGACAGCATTAGCCTCTGCTATTGGGTCGGGTCTTGCGACGACGGCTGTGACTGGCGACATTAAGAAGGGTCTGTTGTCTGGCATTACCGGCTTTGGTCTTGGTAAAGCTTTGGGTGCTGCATCAGACGCTCTTGATCCAGCGATAGGAGATACATCTGCGGCTCTTGACGCTGCTCAGACGGCAGCTTCTGAAGCAGGAGTAGATGCCGCTACTGCGGGAGCAGACCTCACAGCTTTGCAGGCTACCCCTGATGTTGCTACTGATGCGTTGGAGGCTGCTCAGACGGCAGCGGACGCGGCCCGTCTAACTCAGACGGGTGCAAACACAAGGGTTTCTACTTTAGAAAATACTTTGGATAAGTTGAGAGAAGACCAAAGTATTGGAGACCGATTTACCGCTCCCTTTAAGGAACCGGGCGCGTTTGGAAAAGCATTGGTTAAGCCTAGTTCATTAGCAGCTATTGGCGTAGGTGAAGGCCAGCAGGCTGCGTTAACTGCTCAAGAAGAATTTGAGGAGGAAGGCCGACGCTTTGAGCGAGAGCGTGAGGAAGATTATCTAAGAAACGTTGGCATCATGAATCGCTCTTTTGAGCAGCTTGAAAGGGATTACCCGGGATACAAAATTCCTCGTAAGGTGGCGGCAGGGGGCGGTGTTACCTCTATAGATCCTGCCCATTACGGAAGAAGCCTCAATGGCCTGCAAGACATGATTAAAGGTCAGTCTGTCGTGAGGATGAATGACGGTGGCGAGATCAATCCTAACCAGAGGGGCATCGCTAATCTCTTAAGAAACAATCCAAACTCTTCAATCACTGTAGGTGGAACGACATATCGGTATGGTGATTCGGGAATAGAATCTAATAATCCTGTGGCTGAAAGCCAAGATGCGCTTGCAGGGGCAATTGATGCGGCAGGGAATCTTGCCCATGACTCCGCAACATCCCACTTGGACGATGGTATTTTTGGCCGAGTTATTCGTGAAGCGGCTGAGCAAACAGGCACGGCATATCAACGAGGGGCTGATGCTGCGTTAAGACAGTCAGGCATTCGTCCTTCTCAGGTAATAAGTCGTGAAGAATTGGCAGGTTATCGCCCGGGTTTTGATGCTGAGATTTCATACTTTAGGCCACCTGCGCCCCCTCCTTTTACCGGCGGCAATTATCCTCCGGCAAATGAAGAGGATCTTCCTCCTGAAAATGCAGGAGATGGCGCTATCGACATGGGGGGAGGCCCGGGGCATGACGGTATTCCAGTGACAAATAACACAGGGACTACAGGGGGAATAACGGGGTTTGAGGATATTCCAGTGACAAATAACACGGAGACTACAGGGGGAATAACAAGTCTTCGTACTGAAGATTCCGGCCCGGGTGACTTTACTGCTGAGCCTAGAATGGATCAGATGATTGACCCCGGCTCTGATCCTGCTCTTGTGGAGCAGGTAATTTTGAATGCAAATAACCCAATAAACCCCCCTACAGATATTCCTACCGAGGAATTGACCCCTGAGCAGCAGGCCGAAATAAATATTTTGCGCGAAGTAATAAATAGCACTGGGTCTGTCCCGTCACTTGACGGACCGGGCATGAGGGAAGGTGGTAATACTTCTGACTCTGCCATGAGTGACACGATGGAGGCTAATGGTCAGTTGCTAATTGATCGAGCAGTTATGGCTATCTCTGGTCGCCTCGCTGAAGAAGAAGCTGAAGTTGTGATTGCCAGATTCGTTGATGAGTTTGGCCCTGAAGCATTCCAGATGCTGCGTGAAAAAGTGCTACAGGAGATAGTCCCGAACGCTCAGACTGAGGGAGAAATTGTTGGCTCTGGTGGCGGAATGGATGATCGCGTTCCGGGAATGATCGGTGCAGATCAGCCAGTTGCTGTTAGCCCCGGGGAGTACATTGTTCCCGCTGACGTTGTTTCCGGCATTGGAGACGGCAGCACAGATGCTGGGGTTCGGGAGCTTGATGGAATGCTGGATCGAGTCAGGATGGAAAGAACCGGGACCATGAGGCAGCCTCAGCCCATGCGCTCTGGGGGAGTAATGCCAGCATGAATGAGCCAGTAAAAGCCGCTGATCTTTTGCACATCAAAGACATATCGAGAGAACCAAAAGTTAGGCCCCGGTCAGAAAGGGGGGAGCAAACTCACACAATCGCGCTTGTTCCCAGTAATTACCTAAATACCTTGTGGCCTGATGTACGCGAGCAATTAGCTAGGGCGGTAGCAAGGTCAAACGGCAGGTGGAGTATGGAGGTTTTGTACTCTGCCATCCTGAATGGACATCAGCATCTTTGGGTTGCATTCAATAAAGACAAAGAGATTGACGGTGTTGGTACAACAGAACTTGTTGATTACCCACACAAAAGAATGCTCGCGATTCAGTTTTTAGGCGGGGATAATTTTAACGATTGGGTCTGGGACATTCTTGACAGATTCGATAGCTGGGCAAGAGACAATAACTGCCAAGGTATTGAGGCCACCGCCAGAATGGGATTCTGGCAATGGCTTAAGCAAGATGATTACGACAGGGCTTATGTCGTTTATGAGAAGAGGTTTGATCAATGAGTAAAGGCGGCAGCGGCGGTCCATCAGAAGTTACTCAGATAACCACAAATCTCCCGGAATACGCTCGTCCGTATTTTGAGGAAATGCTGGGCCGGACAGTCTATGAGACTATTCGTCCTTATGATCTGTATTCGGGGCAAAGAATTGCTGACTTTACGCCCTATGAGCAGATGGGCATGCGGGGCATGTATGACATGGCCGCTGCAGGGGCACCTCCCCAGTTGGGGATGGCCTCAGATATTGCGTCTCAAATAGGTTATCAAGACAGCAATATGGGGATGAACATTGCTGGTGGGTTTAACCCCCAACAGATTCGTTCGGATTATCAAGCTGGCACTTTCGATCCGGGGTATGCGGCTGGAAGGTTGGGTCAAGGATACGAAGCGGATCAGCGGCAGTCTGGCTATGACCCTGCTGAGTTTGATTCAGGGTACGAAGCTGGCAGGGTTGGTCAGTCCTATCGCCCCGGGAGACTTGCTAGTCGACTCCGTCCTACAGATTTTTCTATGGACTACGAGGCCCAGCAAAGAGACCCAAGATACCGGGCGCGGAATTTATTTTCCCGGTATCGTGCTGGCGATATTGATTCTGGATACGATGCGGGAGATTTTCTTGAAGGGAGACTAAGTACCCCGGGGCTCTCTGAGTACAAAGGAAGAAGGTTTGATCCGGGTTACTTGCCCGGTGATATATCTCAGGATTATAGAGCTAGGGATTTGACCTCTGAGTTTGGTCCCTCGAAATTTGATCCCGGATACGACGCGAGAGAACTTGATCAAGGCTATCAAGCCAGAGATTTGGGGTCTGAATATAGAGCCCGGGATTTTGTTCCCGGCTACGAAGCGGGAGAAATTTCTGCCGGAATAATAGATGTGCCGAAAGCTTCTGAATATGAAGCTGGCACTTTTGCCCCGGGATACGTTGCAAAGGAGCTTGGTCAGGATTACACGGCTACAGAGTTAGAAAGCAAGTATGCAGGCGACCTTGGTCCTGTCAAAGATTTTGAAGCTGGCACGGTTGCTGATGCTGAAACATTAGAAAGGTACATGAATCCGTATCAGCAGTTGGTTACGGATATAGAAAAGAGAGAGGCTCGCCGCCAGTCTGATATTACTGGGAGCCAAATATCTCAACAGGCAGCATCTGCCGGTGGCTTAGGTGGTTACAGAGAAGCCATCATGCAGTCGGAAAGGGAAAGAAATCTTGGCGAGCAGTTAGCCGATATACAAGCAAGAGGCGGTCAGGCTGCTTATCAACAGGCCCTTCAGACGTTTGAGGCGGACAGGGCGGCTAGGCTGCAAGAATCTGACTTTGGGCTTAGCAAAGCTCAAGCTCAGGATCAGGCAAAAAGAGAGGCAGAAGGATTAAGGCAATCTGCTTTTCAGACATCTGAGCAAGCTAGGCAAGAGCAGCAGAACATGGCAATCCGGTCCTACGAGGCTGGAGAAAGTGCTCGCCAACGGGCTGCTGATTTAGGATTAAGTGCTCAGGAACAAGCAGACGCGGCTCGACAGGCTCAAGAGCAATTCAGGCAGAGCGCAGAAGGTCAGCAACTTGAGGCTCAGGTAGCGCAAGAAAGAATTGACATAGATGCTTTTAATGCTGGGGAAGCAGCAAGACAAGAAGCTGCTCGTTTAGGGTTGAGTGCACAGGAACAAGGGGACGCGGCACGTAGAGCGGAAGAAGAGTTTAGACAGACTGCGTTTCAGCAGACGGAAGCTGGAAGGGTTAGGCAGCAAGAATTAGATGCCCAAGCTTATCAAGCAGGAGAGGCGGCAAGACAAGAGGCCGCGAGATTGGGGCTTTCTGCTCAGGAACAAGAGGAAGCTTCTCGCCGTGCTACAGAAGAATTTAGGCAAGCTGCGTATCGGGAGACTGAGGCAGGTCGTGTAGTTCAGCAAGAGTTAACCAATCAGGTTTATCAGGTTGGTGAGCAGGCCCGTCAGGAGGCCGCTCGTCTTGGGTTGTCTGCTCAAGAGCAAGAAGATGCCTCTAGGCGTGCTCAAGAACAGTTCAGACAAAGTGCAGAAGGGCAGCGTCTTGAGGCCGAGGTTCAACAAGAAAGAATTAACTTAGATGCGTTCAATGCTAGAGAGCAGGCTAGGCAAGAAGCAGCTCGACTGGGCCTGAATGCTCAAGAGCAAGAGGAAGCTGCTCGTAGGGCGGAAGAAGAGTTTAGGCAGGCGGCTTTTCAGCAGACTGAAGCTGGACGACAAACGCAGGAGCAATTCCAGCAAGCAGCCTTTAACGCTGGAGAGCAAGCAAGGCAAGAAGCGGCAAGGCTTGGGCTTAGCGAACAAGAGCAAGAGCAGGCTTCAAGGCAGGCTGCTGAGCAATACAAGCAATCTGCTTTCCAAATCACTGAAGAAGGGCGTCAGCAGTATCAGCAGTTTGAGCAACAAAGATTCCAGATACAGGAAGATGCTCGACAGGAAGCTGCGAGACTTGGTCTTACTGCCCAAGAGCAAGAGGATTCAGCTAACAGGGCGGCAGAAGAGTTCAGTCAAAGGCAGTTTGCCCAGAACGAAGAACTCAGACTTGCTCAGCAGCGAGAAGAGACAAACGTCTATCAGGCTGCAGAAAGGGCCAGACAAGAAGCCGCACGCTTAGGTCTTAATGCCCAGCAACAGGAAGACAGTGCGCGTCGAGCGGCAAATGAAATGCGGATGTCTGCTGATAAGTTTAATGTCAGTTCCGCTGAAACTGCAGCACGACTCGGACTTGCTGGCCTTGGTGCGGACCAAGCCACCAGAGACCAACAGCTTCGTGCTGCCGGAATGCTCGGTGACCTTGGTGAGCGAGAGCAAGCAATGGCCTATGAAAGGTTGCGTAACCTGCAAGCGGCGGGTGAGATTCAGCGAGGAATGGGTCAGCGCGGCATGGATATGGGCTATCAGGATTTCCTGAGACAGCAGGCGTTCCCGAGGGAGCAATTGTCATTCTTTAGCAATATTCTCAGGGGCCTGCCTGTTGAGCCGGGGCAGACTAGGGCTGCATATGGTCCTTCAGTGAGCCCTGCGTCTCAGGCTTTAGGCGCGGGTATAGGTGGCGTTGGCCTTTATAGGGCACTAGCTGGATTAGGTTAATGAATATATTTGAGCAAGAAGACCTCATAAAAGGTTTGCCTGATCAGGCTTTAATGAGGGAGGCTCAACAGCCTTCTGGGCAGCTTCCTCAGTATCTGGTTGTTTCTGAAATACAGAGACGACAAGACATGAGGAAAAGGTTTTCTGCTGAGAACCAAGAGACTCCGCAAGGTACTGTTAAGGATCAAATACTTAGCGGCATAGCGGCTATGGGGGATCAACAGCCTCAGCAGCCGCCGCCCCAGTTTGGTGGAATGCCTCCACAGCCGGGAGGTATGCCTCCTATGGGGATGCCTCAACCCGGAGGAATGCCTCCTATGGGGATGCCTCCGCAGATGCCTGCTCCGCAACAGCCGATGCCAATGCCTCCGGGACCGCAAGGGCCAATGCCTCCCCAAGGCATGGCTGCTGGGGGTGTTGTTCGTATGCAAAGTGGTAGGCAGGCGACCTACCCGCCCGGTTCCGTTCCTCAATCTACGTCAATTATCGGACAAAGAATAAATAACCCCTTAAATGTCAGGCAGTATGGGCAAGGGTTTGAGGGTGACGTAGGTGAAGAAGATTCTTTTATAAAATTTGAAGACCCGAGGTATGGCGTTCGCGCAGCAGACAAAGTTCTTAGCACCTATGGGAGAGATTACGGAATCGACACAATCGAGGACGTAATATCTAGGTACGCCCCTCCTTCTGATGATAACCCTACACAAGCGTACATAGATTTTGTGTCAGGAAAGACAGGAATAGGTCAGTCAGAGGAAATTGATCTTCAAGACCCAGAGCTTAGAGCCAGACTCCTATCGCCTATGGCCATGCTGGAGTCAAGAACAGAGATCAGTCCTCAAGAGGTATTGGCTCAGATTGCTTCTTTAAGAGAAGGGTCTCCAGAGTTAAACATTAATCCCAATGCCCCTGCCTTGGCGTATACACCCGCTCCCGTTCCAGATGACAACCCGTATAAGGATGCAAAAAAACGAGAGCAGTTAGTAAACATGGCCTCTGGTAATCGCGGCCTTCCTAACGCGGTTAAAGTTGATGCTGAAAAAGTTGATCCGCAGGCAATTGTAGGAGACAAAACTTTTAATGAACTAATTACCTCTGTTGTCACTGAAATTTCGCCAAATCTTCCTGAAATAAATCTCCCTATTGAGCCCGTAGATTTTGGGCCAAGGCAGGTTGCGGCTAGCCCTGTCCGCATTCCAGAGACAGTTGTTAAGGGAGGGAGAAACACTGGAAGTCTTGATGATCTCCTAAGAAGAACTTTCCCGGATTTGACTGGCGCAGGGGCTCCAGATCAAGACGCATATGTATTTGGCCCTGAGTATTCAAACTACGTTGCGCCTTCGATTAATCCTGAAATGCAAATTATTGACCCTCCCTCAGACTTGAGGATTCAGGGGCCTAGACCGCGACCGCCTCAGCAGCCTCCTGTTCCTGATTTACAGATTCCTGAAACGGTTGTTACCGGGAAGCGAGACAATAGCAGTCTTGATGAATTGCTGCGGCAGATAAACCCTGCCTTGGCAGATCAAGAGGTTAAGAGGGAAGGTCTGCCTGTAGACCCGGCGAATGTTATCGGGGAGTTTAGGGACGCAGATATACGTGAGCCGCGTCCTGCGATGAGCGCGGAAAACTTAAAGCAATTTGGTTTGATTGAGCATGAGCGAGGGGCTGGCAACCTAATGCCATCCCTTGGGCTTTCACTCGATCAACCTCCTGCAATAAGTTCAAAAAACTTAGAGCAATTTCGTTTGATTGAGAATCAGCGAGGGGCTGGCCACCGTCCGCCCGATGCGGACGAATCAAGGCCAAGCAGTGCCCGAAATCCCCTTCCAGATCATTTGGGTCTGCTTAGAGGAAGCAGTGCCCGAAATCCCCTTCCAGATCATTTGGGTCTGCTTGGAGGAGATTTGGAAGATCAGGTCGATTCCCGGGACCGACAAGAAGAGGAGGGTCCGACGCAGGATGGAAGTGCTTCTGAGTCTCGTAATTTTGCTCCTATCGCGAAGCCAAAAGGTTTGTTGGCGGGTATTAAGGAAGGCATATCCGGGATGGATGATGCAGCCGCGTTGGCTTTAATGCAGCTTGGCAAGGGCATAGCTGAGGGAGATGTAGCTGGCGGTATAGCTAAGGCAGGAGAAGCTGCCTTGAAACAAAGGCAATCTGAAAAGCTCCTAGACCTCAGAGAGAAGCTAACGTCTGCTCAGGCTGCTAGGTATGAGGCTTTGGCCAGCACCACTCCGGTGGAAATTTTAGAGACGGTTGATGATCAGATTGAAAGCTTAGATATTGGGACTCTTCAAGAAATTAAAGCTGCGTATGGCTCAATAGCTAAGTACCGAGAGCATTTGATCCGTCAATATGCTGCGGCAGCAGGAGTACCTCTTTCGGATATGGCCAGCGTAGTGACAATGTCGGGAGATCGTGGCGGTGGCGGGGATGAGGTGTCTTTTCAAAACTGGAATGTTGAATGAATGTAAGGCTTCCGAATGGTGTTCTGGTTACGGATGTTCCCGATGATATGTCTCGTGATGAACTTGCGAGACTGTCTATAAAGAACAACGTTGCTTCAGCGTCAGATTTTGAAGACTTCTTTGCTGAGCAAAGGACGGTATCTGGTCAGGCGGCAGAATTTCTTAAAGGCGTCCCTAGAGGATTTGCCAACTCATTCTTAACAGCAGGCGAAGGTATCGCTGAGTTAGCTGATGCCGCGACCAACGCTGTCGGCATGGATGACCTCATTGATTCCGGTGAGGAGAATGAACTCGTAAGAGCTTCCCGAGAGGGACGCAACTTTATCAATGAATATCTTGGGTCAGATGTTGCCTACAACGATACTTGGATGACCAAGTTTGGCGAAGGCATCGGATCGTTTGCTTCGTTCTTAACTCCTGCGGGTGCCCTGAGACTTACTGGCTTGGCCGGGAAAGTAATCCCTAAGTTGGGCGGGATGGGTGCTACAGAGGCTGCGGTAACAGGAACTTTAGCTGTTGGCACTGGGACGGGAGAGCAGGCCCAAAGAGTACAGGCCGCAAAAGATCGAGGGCTTGATGTATCTCAAGGTGAAGAGGATTTAGCAATATTAGGGGGCGCAGTTGTTGGCTTGTCAGAGCTTGCCCCTGTAAACAGGTTGCTTAGTCGAGTCTCTAAGACAGCAGATGCTCAGTTTAGGAAGAATTTATCTGACCAACTTAAGGGTGCGTTGCTGACAGGTGCAGCAGAAGGGACTCAGGAAGTTGTTGCAAGTATTTCTCAGGATGCCATTGAGCGTGGCATTTATAATGAAAACCTGCCAAGCAATGAATCTCTACTTGATGACTTTACGGTTGGTGGCGCAATAGGTACAGGCGCAGATTTGGTACTTAATGCTGTTGCTGGAAGAAGAAAGAATCTTGAAGGCGAGATAACGCTAGAGAAAGAAAGGGAAGCAAGAGCAAGAAGAAGCAAGGCAATAGAAGATTCTGAGCAGAAATTGACTGCGGCTCAGGCGGCTCAGGCCGCGCAAGCAGAGCCGGGAGTTGAGCCGGAAGTAGGTGCGCGGGTAGACCCTTCTCAGATACTTCCCCCTGATCCAGATCAGATCGGCCCTACAGGGCTTGGAGCCCCCAACAGAATAGTTCTGGCTACCGACATAGAAGGTAATTCCTTCCAAGCAGAGGAGCGTACAAAGACTCTCAGATCGAGGGGGGAGTCTAAAGAAGTTAAGTACATCCTAGCCCCGGAAGAAGATGGCACGTTTGTCGAGAAGGTGTTGTCTGTTGATGGGGTTCAAAATCCTCAGCTAGACCTTTCGATCAATGAGATTCAGGCACCCCCGGAATCGTTCGTTGAGGCAAGACCTGTAGATAAGACTGTTGCCTATGGTCGGCATATCGCCAGAACGATGGGCGATAACTTTGACTTTGAACCCGGCAGCTTTTCTGTAAAGCAAGAAGGTCTTGATAGAAACGGGATGCCTCAGTTCAGGGTAGTTGATTCCAAGGGAGACAACTACGGAACAAACCTCCCCTCTTATGAGGAGGCAGTAAAGCTCGCTGGTGTCTTAAACGACGAGATCATAGACAGGAATATCATTAATGGATTGGTAACAATTCTGGATATTTCCGATCAGTCTCTGTCCCCAGAAGCCGCCAGAACAATGATGCTCTATGGTTTCAGGGCGCTTCATCCAGATGAAAACACGTACACCATAGCTGAAGTTAACAGCGCGGCAGGTACGACAATTGCTGAGGGGTTCAGCGAAAACAATTATGACGCCAATGGTAAAAGCGTCTTAAAAGAAATGATTGCTCTGGGCACGTCTCCCCGCAAAATGACTGCTGCCCAGAGGATAAATGCTAAGCGTCTTCAGCAAGGTCTACCAGAGACAACAACGTTTACTGTTCAAGAGGCTAAGTCAGTTCTTGGAAAGAACTTCGGGAAGCTTGCTGACAAACCCAGCGAGATTGAAACAGAGACGTACACAACAAGGAAGCTCAAGAAGGGCAGGAACAAAGGTAACTTTGTAGTTGTTAGTTCTTCTGGAGAGGTTATCAATTCAAGGCCAGCAACTGCGCTAGAAAAGCAGCAGGCAAGAGAAGCTGGCAAAAGGGCTCCCTCTAAGATCAAGTTGGTAACTATGGGCGAGGCCCGTAAGTATGCCAACGCCCTCAATAAGAACAAAGACATTGGCCTTGTTGACGAGTCTGTTTTTTCAGAAAAAGAAGTAAATATTTCTCTAATTCAGAGCCTGCTGAGAAGCAAGAATATTTCGTCTCCAATAGGTTCTCCTGAAGTCAGGACTCTGGCCGAACTATTTACCGGCGTCTCGGCAAAGGGCAGGAAAAAGATTTCAGATTTTTCTCCTGCTGAGCTTAAGGTTTTCTATCAAAAGCTGAGGTCTCTTCCGAGGTTTGACTCTCCTACAAACCTTGTAGATTTTCGGCTCAAGCCCTATTCCAGAGCACAGTTCCAGCAGGGCGTTGAGTCGGCCAAGACTTCCCCAGCCGAAGGCTCAACAAAAGATTACATTGCCTCTGAAGTAGGAATAGATACTTCCACAGAGCGGGGGCAAAGGAAGCTTGACGCATTGATGTCTGACTTAGAGAGTCAGGGATCATTTAAGAAAGAAGAACAGGTTCAAGAGGAGGTCGAGACTCCTGTACTTGCCCTGCCCGGGCCAGATGATTTTCAGGTAAAGCTTCAAGCTGCTGCTGAAGCGGCTATGGATAAGGTTGGCCTGAAAGATGTCGGCGTAAATATTGGACGGGCATTAAATAATGCTCTCAGGAACGCTGAAGGGGAGATTGTCTACGGAGTTAGAAGGAGGCTTCCGGGGGATGACCCGGACTCAACTATCTTCTTGGGTGGCGACAGCGATATTGTTGTAGAGACATCTCCTGATCAGTCGGTAGAGGGTTTCTATTCTCCGTATGTTGGTCAAATATTTGCAGCGATAGATCGTCTTCCTGCAGGCATGACGCCTGAACAACAGCAAGATCATTTGATCGGCATTATTAATCATGAACAGATTCATGCAATGCGAGAGCTTGATCTGTTTACTGATAAAGAGTGGAAGCTTTTGTCGAGAGTTGTTGCTAAGCGAAAGAACAGCAACGGAGTCACCTATTTAGATCAAGCTCGCAAAGACTACAGTGGAAGTCTTCCCTCTGTTCAGATCGAAGAGGCTGTTGCCGAATTAACCAAGGACGCCAGAAAAGATTCCTCGGTTGTATCGGGCAAGCCAAAGAATCTGCTGAACAGAATATCTGATTTCTTTGAGAGGCTTCGTAATTTCCTTCGGCTTAATGGCTTTCAGAGTTTTAGCGGGATCGTTGAAAGCATTGAGTCAGGTGAGATCGGTGGCCGTGAGCGCGGAGAGACAACTTCCACGACCGTTTACGATCCTACACCTACCTCTACAGCGACCCGGACGACCCGTACCGGAGTAATAAGAACGTTCAGGGATGCAGAGCAAGAGGCCGAACTAAGAGAAAGGATTCAGGGGGCTGCTGCCCGTGGTCCGTCCGGCGCTCAGCCAGATTTTTATGATCCCAACCGGCAGGCTCAAGATGATGAGCAAGAGGCTGCGGTAATTGATAAGGCGAGCGTAAGGGAGAGAGAGGTTGGTGCCCCTGACACAAGAGTGAGGCCAGAGGTTGCTAATGCTTATCGGCGTTTTCAAGATGGAGAGATAAGCAGGGAAGATTATGACGCCGTCGTCCTTGGAACAATTAGTGAATATGATTTTGTTCCACGCCCCGCGACTACGCAGGAAATGTCTGATGCTTTGGCGATGCAAAGTCAAAAAGACAAAGTAAATGCGCCTGTTGAAGATGGCATGTTTGTTGGTTTGCGTTTAGATATAAACGCTTACAAAAACTATGGCACTTGGGTTCCTACAATCCACAAAGGCAAGTCTCCTATATCTCATCAAGCAACCGCTAGAATTAGCGGTGCAGATTTTACGATGACGGCAGAAAGGAAAGGAAAAGGTTCTATCAATCTGCAAGAGTATTCCAAAGATGTAATGGAAGGAAAAAAGAAGTTTCCTTTTGCCCAAATTATGGGCAACTTTATTAAAAGCAGCACGGCAGAAAATAAAAGAATTGCTAAAGAAGCGATTAACTCTCCAGACTGGATACAAGTTGGCTTTGATCCTAGAAGGCATTCTTATTTTTACGACAGGAAAACAGGGGAGCCTGTAACTTTTGCTGAAGAAGTTGTTCAAATTGGTCCGCTTGTTCTGGCAAAGAATGCCACGAAAAATGTTTTGCCGGACGGGAGAGTATTCCCTACTCTATACTCAAAGAAGAAAGATGATACACTAGACAAAGATATTACTACGAGTGACTCAGAAAATGTCTATAGAAGACGATTACGAGGACGAGATAGAGACAGAAGAAGACGGCTACAGGGCAGAAGCTTTACGCCGCTTGATGGTGCGCCGGTTATCCAAGGGGCCACGGGTCCAGACCCCGAACTTGTCTCAGTTGCAGAAGAATACGCCGAAGAGTACGGAATCCCCTTCAGAAGGCAGGAATCCTACGTCAAGGTAAAAAAAGATCGGGCGCGCAGGATAGCTAAAGCTTACGAGGATATGCGGCATGACCCTAAGAATCCTGCGGTTCTTAAGGCTTATGATGACTTAATAGAGCAGACTCGTAATCAGTACGAAGCTCTTGTTGAGGCCGGGTACGAGTTTTCTTTCTTTGATTCTGAATCAGACCCATATGATGGCAATCCATTCAATGCGATGCGTGATCTCCGCAACAACAAACGAATGGCGGTGTATGGAACATACGATGGTTTTGGCACTGAGGGGCTAACGGAGGCTGAAGTAGAAGACAGTCCAATGCTAAGGGACACTGGACTTCGGTGGAGGGATCAGGAAGGTGTCGAGCAGATTGTTACAGCTAATGATTTATTCCGAGCCGTTCACGATGCGTTTGGCCATGGGTTGGAGGGCGCTGGATTTAGAGGTCGAGGGGAAGAAAATGCTTGGCAAGCTCATGCTAGATTATTTACCGGACCCGCGCTTCATGCCCTGACCACTGAAACAAGGGGACAAAATAGTTGGTTAAATTACGGACCTTATGGTGATACCAACAGAACAGCTAAAGTAGAAGACACTGTCTTTGCCGAACAAAAGACAGGGTTAATGCCTAGCTGGACTTGGTCAGAAGGCATTGAAGTAGAACCTGTTGATGATGAATACCCTTCGCCTACTAACAGATTCTCGATCAGCACCTCTCAAGCTAACAACGCAGTAGAGCAGAATGAGTTATCTGCGCTTGATGCCTCATCAGGCACCATGCCCAGATATAGTTTTACTGCCGCGCCAGAATCTCAGTACGTTGCTCAAAATCCCGATCAATCTGACTACGCAGACCCGGTTCCCCTTGATAGGTATTCAAGGGCAAATACTCCCGACCTCGATCCTGAAGAGCAGTCTTTAATATCCGGCATCGTTACGTCTCCCCCCGAGAATGAGACGCCGGGGCAGACGTATATGTCTGTTACGGGTGACAGCAAGCTTAGTTATTTCCTTGGCAAAGCTAAGCAAGGATTCATAAACAGATACGCTCGTCTTGAAAAGCTAAATCAAGTTCCTCAGCTTCGCGGGAATCTTGCAGACACTAGTAGTATTGCTGCCGCCCTGATGGCAGACAGGTCTAAAGGAATCCTCGCCTCAGCAATTAAGTCTGGAGCTATTAGCTATGAAGGGGGCGTAACCAAGGTTCAAGAATTTGTGCATAACGGCAAGTCGTATCGTGGCTTGCTTGAGGTTATGGCACCCCTATTTGATAACCAATACGGTAAATCTCTTGAAGAGATAGCTCAGGCATATGCAATCTCGATGCGTGCCGAAAGGCTTCGGGCGAAAGGGATACGCACTCCGGTAGAAGAAGGTGACTTAGATCAGATCAATGAAATCGTTGATCGCTACGTTAATCCCGAAACTGGGAAATCAATAGTTAAAGAATGGTATTCCGCTTGGCAGGCATACAACAACAACACGATTAACTTCCTGAGAAACACAGGCGTGTTGGATGAGCAGACCGCAGAAGACTGGCGGGACATGTCTGACTATGTGCCGTTCTATAAGCAGGCAGAAGGGCAAGAGTTAGGCGGGAGATACCCTAAAATATTTTCTGGTCTTACAGCAGCCGCAGAGTTCAAGGCGTTAACAGGCGGCGAGAAAGCAATCAACGTTCCTCTCATGGAGGCAATAACCAGAAACCTGTCAATGGCTATTGAGATGGGCATGAAGAATGTTGCCCAGCAAAGAATCACCAGAGACATGGTGAAGCTTGGCCTCGCCAGAGAAGCGCCTCGCGGCAAATCTGGATTGCCGACAGTCAAGTTCCGAGTTGATGGAAAGACTCTGGAATACATTATTGCTGACCCGCTGGTTTATGAGTCAATGCAGGCGCTATCGGATGGTGACCTGACCCAGACGATGATTAAGTATCTGGGCATGCCAGCTAATCTGTTGCGAGAAACTGTGACGAGAGACCCCGGCTTCATGTTAGTTAACATGCTTCGGGATACCTTGTCGGCTTGGACAACATCTGGATCAAGCTTTACCCCGGTCGTAGATACCCTCAAGGGTTTTGCTGACGGCATGGATCAGCTTGAAAGGTTTGGAGTTGTTGGTGGATACGACTTCACTAATGACCCAAAGGATGTGGTTAAGTTCTCGGAGAGAGAAGCCGCGAAGAAAGGCATTAAGATGAATGCCGATGGTGGTAGTGCGGCAATATTCAAGCCTTTTACTGCTGTTTGGGACGCTCTTGGTAACGCCACAACTAGGTCGGATGCTGCCACAAGGAATGCCGTATACGAGGATGTCCTTGCCAGAACAGGGAACGAGGCTGAGGCTGCGTTTCAGGCATTGGAAGTAATTAACTTCTCAAGGCGTGGGACTAACCCGCTCATGCGGGTTATTACTGCCGCGATTCCTTTCTTAAATGCAAGAATGCAGGGTCTTGATTTGTTCTACCGTGCCTACACGGGCAACTATACGGCGAACAAGTCTCTCAGCAAGAGCCAAGCCATGCAGTCTGCAGTAGTAAGAAGCAGCATGCTTGCGGCCCTGACTGGCTTTTACTATATGCTGGTCAGTGATGACGAGCAGTACAAGAACCAGTCGGATGAAGTCAAAGACTTAAACTTTATTATTCCCACGGCATCAGGGACGCCGGTCAAGCTGCCAATCCCGTTTGAAGTTGGGCTCTTGTTTAAGACG